CCTTTTTTGCCGTCCATAGTGCCCTCATAACTACCGGTACGCAACTCTTTTTCATATTGTCCTTTTTTGTCGGCCTTGTACTCCTTTGTGTTCGGTTCTTGCCCCGCCAGCGCATAAGTAATGCTGTTTCGTGCATAGCCAGTCACGACCGACATATCACCGTCAGTTTTGGCGTAAGTCTCGGCGGCCATTCCGATAGCTTCAAGTCCTCGCTCAAGTGCATTTTGAAACGCCCGCTCAAACTCTTTTGTGTTGTCTTTTGAAGTGATTTTTACACTCACTTTTTATTCACCTCGCTAAGTGGCTTAAAGCCTATAATTTTATATCCGAGTGTGCAGCGGCAATTATAAGTGTTCGACGGCGCAGCAGCCGGGTCACCCGGGTACATTATAGAGCCGATAGAATTAACGAACGGCTTATCCTGCGGCACGGACTTCATATCCAACTCGGCGTGCCAGTCTCTTGTCCTTGCGTCGTGCGCAGCAATCCACATTTTGTCGACCACCACGCCCTTTGCTTCCATCTCGCCGAGCATATCCATACGCCCTTTGTTTTCGGCGCCTGTGACAGCCGTTCGTGCAGTTCTGACAGCTGCGTGCATATTCATTTGCTGCACCTTGGCAATACGACTTGCGATCTTCGGAATGCTCTCTCCCTGCAAAATGCCCTGCAACACCTCGGAATTGATTTTTTTCATATTCCACCGGACATCCTTGGCTTTGTTCAGCTTCCGCAGCGGCAGCAGCGAGCGGTCACCTCGCAAAATCAAATTCTCAACCGTGTGAGCGTCCACCAGCGAAAAGGAAAAGCCACGCAGTTCTCGCTTGGCGGCTTTACCTATCGCATTGTAATTCAAAGCGTAGACTTCCGGAAGCCTGCCGTTGGTGTACTCCAGCGCAATCTCATTGACCCGGCTCAAATTCTGGGCGGTCTGTTCCGCAATGCTCTTGAACCGGTCATTTTGCACAGTCGCTTCACGCTTGGCGAACGCCAACTCACGGCCGGCCTTTTTGATCTCAGCCTTGTCGCCCGCCGCTTTGGCAGCTTCGTACTTCTCTTGCAAGCTGGCCAGTTTAGGCTCGGTTTTCGCCATATAATCATCCCAGGCCTGCCGCACCTCATCTTGCGTCTGCCGGTATATCCGCCGAATGCGGCGCTCCAGCGAAAGCAATAGCTTGTCTGTTTCTCTGTGTGCCTTATCTGCCACCGCTGGCGCCTCCTTTTAGCGTTTTCTCGTTCACATCAATTTGCTAAACAGATGTTTATTTTTCGCTTTTCTTTTTCATTTTTTCGGTGATCTTGTCAAGCAGTGCTTGCAATTCCTCATCCGTCAAGGCGTCAAGGTCGTCAGCCTGCCCGCTGCCGGTCGGCTCATCGCCTTGCTGGCCTACATCCGGCTCCGCCTGCTGCCCTGCCGGTTCTGCTCCATCAAGGGCGGGGTCGTCGTCAACCTCGATCCGGTCGCCCTCCTCGTCTCTCTTTCGCTTGATGATCTCATCCGCCTGGTCGCCAATGCCAAGCAAAAAGCAGACCTGCTCGGTGATTGTTTCGTCGTCCAAATACTCGGCAGCGGAAAGCACCATCTGCATTTCCTCGGACTGATTTACGATCTTCGACCGCTTGAAGCTGACGCTGTCGGTAATTTCCGCAAGCTGCAAAATCTTTTCTACAAAATTCGTAACGCAATACTCGAACATATCCGTCTTGCTGTCAAGCGGCTGATATGCCGCCCGGATTTCCGTGGCGGTTTTTGAGCCAGCCGAAAGGTCAAGCACATTCAAGCACATAAAATCATCATATAGCCGTGCCTTGATTGTGGCTATCGCAGCGTCGGACGCAGCAATCGGCGCCTCAACTGTGTGGGCTTCAACCTGTGCGCCGTCATCGTCGATGTGCGCAACATGCATTGTGCGCAGCCGCTCCAAGAACCGCTGGTCGTCCTCGTCGTCCATTCCTCCAGCATTGGTGATTGCCCAGTAGATCATATTGCCCTCGTCGACATTGTTTACAAGATTGCTGTTGATAAGGTCAAATGCGTCAAGCGTACCCTGTCGACCAACCAACTCCGACTGTTTCTTGTCGTTGCCATAAAGCGGAATGATAGGGAACTCCGGGTAGTTTTCAAAGTCGTAAATCTCGGTTCCGTCAGCGATAGAGTGCCGCACCTTCATCTTGTAAGCGGTCTTTGGCTGGATAATCAAGATCTTTTCGTTTGTACCTGTCGGGCTTAGGTACTCCGTGTAGCCATCGACCTCATAAAGCGTTGCCCGCAGTGGCTTATCGTCTGCAAGCTGCCAAAACCGAATGCCAGCCCGCAGCGCTCCGCTCTCCTCGTCAAACAGCGGGACAAACTCCGTCACATCGAACACATCCAGGTGGTCGAGGTTCCAGAAGCCGAAAGCCACGCCACCAATCAAAGCAGATTTGCCAGCCTTTTGTAACTGGTAGTCGAAATCGTAAGACCCTCCGTGCTGCTCGCCCTGGCCGCCGCCCAGCTTTTCCTTTGTTTTCTTGTCGCCAAAAATAGCGCCGTTGCCAAGCAGGTACTGGTTCTCCTGCGTAATTGCAAAGTTGAAAAAGTTGCTTGTGATCTTGTGATTGGGCGCCCATCTATCAACATGAGCGTCACCCCGCAAGTCGTAGATCAACTTTTCATAACGCATTATCGTCGGATTAAGTCCTTGATAATACTCCCACGCCCGGCAAGCAGTCCGATAAAGCTGCCCGGCCTTATGTTGGCGGATAGCCGAAAGGACAAACGCCTGCCGCTTGCCCTCGAACGCTCCGCACGCTTCAAGGTCTTGATAAGTCAAGTAAGTAGAAATTGTAACCACCCCTTCGTCGTGTTTTTTATTTAGCCACGCTCAAAATAAGCGGGCTTTCTTTTTTGCCGATTTTCTTACGCAAAATCGTATTGACAAAATAGCGAATATCATCCATAGCGTGGTCGTTCTCTTTGACCACTCTGTCGTCCCCTGCCTTGTCGTCCCAGCGATACAACCCAAACTCGGCGATACTGTCAACGCAAGAGCGGTGGATTTGGATATTGCCAGCGTGCAGATATACAGACACCCGGCGAATGCCGTCAAGGACTGTGTTGTCTGCCTTAACGACATTGAAGCCACGCTGCCGCAGTGCTGCAATGAAAGAAGCCGCCGACGGGTCAACAATGACTTTGCGGATTTTATATCCGTCAGCCAGCTGCTCAATATCGTCGCAATACTGCTCGTCCGTCCTTTGCACGGCCTTTTTGCGGCCATTGTAGTAGTATTCCTTAACCCTTGTCGCCTTTGAGCCTAAAACGCACCACAGGCCAGCAGAGAACGGATTTTGTGTGCCATAGTCGATCGAGATATAGTATTCTCCATTTGCTGGCACATCGTCGGTTATATTGTCCTCGCCAAAGTCGTAAACCAGGCCTTCAGCTACGCACCATTCACCGAGAATGTACCGCCGATAGAACACACCGGTGTACATTGTCTCATAGCGCTGCAAAATGTGCTCCGTCAGCGCCGGGTTGTCTCGCAATTCAAAATGCAAACGCAGGGCGTTGTGCGCCTCCGGCTGGCTTACCCATTCGGTATAGAACCAGTGTTGCGGGCTGTCCGGGTTGCAGTTAAACCAAAACTTCGACCCATCGACAGAGCAGCGGGAGAGCGCCTGCTCAACAAACGACCGGGGCATTAGAGCAACCTCATCCAGCAGCACGCCAGCCAGTGTTCGGCCTTGGATGAGCGTAAAGCTGCTTTCGTCTTTGCCACCGAATATTTCAAAATAGTTCTCAACACGGCCACAACGAACCACCAGCAGCTTGTCACTCCGACGCCATTGTATGTCCAGCCGCTCCCTTGGCTCTGTCATTCCAAGATACGGAACGATTATATTCTTGACGGCGCTATCAACAGTCTTTCCACAAATGCCGAACCGCTGCCGGTCATATCTCCTCATAGCGTCCTCGACGAACGCGTACATCATCCAAACCGTCTTACCGGAACGGATGGCGCCGTCAGCAATCAATGCGTCAAAGCGCGTGTAAGGAAACGCCAATATTTGCAGCTGCTTTTCACTTAGTGCTGGCATTGCTTTCCTCGTTCTGTTCTATTGCTCTTGCAGTCTCTTTCAACGCCAGGGTCAGCGGGTCATCCTCCCGCCTATCAACCGCAACAGTGTACTCGCCTCGGTCGCTTTGGCCAAGATACTGCTTGCCGAGCCAAATGGCCATATTTGCGTTTTTTTCCGCCAAGCGAAACTGGGCACGGCGCAAGGATATTTTCCCCATTCCACGCTTTTCCTTAAAAACTTCCGAAAAATTCATATCGTAAGTTCTTTTGCACCACGATTCAAGCGTGTCGGAACAAACGCCGAACCAGCCGCAGATTTCCTCTTGCGTGCATTGCAGGCCGCAGAGTTTTTCAAATTCGATTTGATTTATTGGCTTTAGAGGTCTACCACCAGGCATTGGCGGGTCACTTCCTTTCCAATCTCCGTTAGCTTATGTCCTTTTCCCAAACCTTGTTACCACCAACGTGTGTTTTTATCCACCCGTGAAAAGCAAGCTTCTCATCCGTGCTTTCCGGATATAGGTTAATAAGCCTTTCGAGTTTATTATTTTTTAGTATAACAAACGGCTGTCCGCCGTCTGCTCTTTTGCAGCAAAAGCCAAGCTTTTCATAAACAGCACCAGAGTTGATGGTCGCGTTTGAATAGCTATATATCTTTTTTGCCCCAATTTCACGCAACGAGTTTTCACAAGCGGTTTGCAGTTTGCTCGCCCCGCCATATACCTGCGTGCCTTTCGATATAGAAAGTCTTACAAGTTCGTACTTTTTGTTTTTTCCACGAACTGCGCCGGCAGAAATGTCATACAACATAACGGCAACAATTTCACCGTCAAAAAGAAGTCCAAAACAAATAGCCTTGCTGCTTATCAGCGGAGCCGACTGTCTGTGATTTCGGATAAAGAAATCTTGCGCAAAATCAACAGGAACCGGAACGCAAACACACTTCGAAGCCCGAATTTTTCGCTCAATAATAGTTCCACTCTTATACGAAACTTGTGCAGCCGTTTCTTTTATGGCGTCAAGCGGAGAAATAAGAAATTTATCGTCGCTATCCTTTGTTTGTAAAATCCACTTTCCTATATTTTTGTATTCATATCCGACAATGCTTTGGTGCTTATTCTTTTCAATAAATTCCGCCGGATTTATTTTTACAAAATGCTCGACATGGACACCGGATAGTTCGGATATTTGCGCAATTCTTTCGTCAAGAAGTTTGTCGTAAAACGACCACGCTTCACGGACTCGCTGGGTTATATCACGCATTGTCAATTACCCCGCTTAATGTTTGCAGCAAAGCCTCACCGCCGTTTTTTGTACAAAAAGCAACAATCTGCTCCGCTTGCTCTTCCGTCAACATCAGTTGTAAAAAGCACTCGGAGTTCATACCAAAAGCAGATACGGAAAACACTCCAACTTTGCTTTGCGGAATTTCTTCAACAGCGCTCTCACTCTCACTCTCATCTTGTTCTTTTTCTTCGTCGATTTGGAATCCAAAATCAAAATCGCTGAAATCAAGATCGGCAATTTCATCTGCCAGCAATTCTAAATCCCAGTCACTCTCGTTACTCTTATTGTCTACAATCCTTAATTTTCGGACTTGTTCCTCCGTCAAGTCTTCCACGCAAACGCACGGCACTTCTTTAAGCCCCAACTTCTTTGCGCCAAGGGCTCGGCAGTGACCAATCACGATAACGCCGTCCTTATCCACAACAATCGGCTGCACGAAGCCATACTGTTTGATACTCTCGGCCACATTATCAATTTGCGTTTGGTCGTGCTTTTTTTGCATTCTTTTCATACGGCTTGATTGTATCAAGCGCTCGCATTTCAACCTTCATCAAAACGCACCTCCTAAATATAATTGTAGCAGAAAAGCCACCAAAAATCAACTTTTTGGCGGCAAATGATAAAACGCCCTGTATAATTCCTCTGCTGTGTCCAGGTTCTTGTCAGCAGTGTAGGCTTCTGTGGCTTCGGTGATTCGTTCCTCCAGCGCCAACGCTTCTCGGCTCAAAAACTCCGCTTCTGATCGCAGCAGGGTGCAGTTGTAACGCAATGCCTCTTTCTGCCGCTTTGCTGTTTCTTTGTCTATCAGCCCAGCACGGAAAAGCCGATATATAGCCAGCAGGCCAATATACTCGGCGCTGTCCGCTGCTGTCAGCCCTTTCGGTAAGATTTTACCGTCAGCGGCGGCTTTTTCTAAACTCTTGTCCATTATCTTGTCCCTTTCTGCTAAACAGCCTACAATGTAGTAGATCGTTTGTAGCGACCCGTTTTTGGCTTAACCACGCCAAATTTTAGACTTTCGGGTCGCTACAAACTACAAAAACTACGTTGTCTGCTATAAATATATTTCTATTTTTACTTTTTTCCTTATTTTATATTACTCTCACAAATAATGTAGTGTTTGTAGTGTTTATATAGAGAATGTGGTTTTTTTGGCTTTGTTGCGCCAAATTTTCGGACTACAAAGTCGCACTACAAAGCGCTCTACAACGCTACAAACACCACGAAAGCGGCGGATTTTTGGCTAAAGTTCGATGATGTCGTCAAGGTCGATTTGGTCGGAATTGTCCTCATTCGCCCACCAACGCTGATTGCCATACACCGGAAACTTCTTAGGATAAGGCTGTTTGACCCATCCGGTCATCGACTGGAGTATTAGACCAATCTCCTGGCTTTCTTTTTTGGTGGGCTTTGAATATTCGCCCATCCGCAAAGCCTCCTGCCAAAGTTCAAGAACACAAATCTCGGTCTTATTTTCCAAATAATCCTCGATCATACCAACACGGAAATCATCTTCTGTTGCTTCTGCCTGCTCCTTTCGAATGTCATCAATCAGCGACCGGTCAGCATACGGCAGCAGCTTGCCGGCCTTGTACAGTTCCAACGCTTCTGCCCAGCACTGGCGGATGTCGGCTTTGATTTGCTTCTCATTGTCAAACAACTCATAACCGCTTTGCTTCACCCGCACCGGATAGAACCGCCGGTTGCCGGTCTTATCCGTCAAAAACTGCTCTTTGTTGGTCGTTCCTATGAATATACACTGCCGTGGGTGGTCGGTCACTCGCTTGTCGAACGGCATTCGGTAGCGATCATTTAACCGGGTAAGGTAGGACTTGACGGCTTCCTGCTCCTTCGTTCGTGTCATTGCAAGTAGTTCCGACACCTCGCAAATCCACGCACCCTCGATTGATTCAATTCCGCGCTGGCCGTCAAATTCGTTGACCTCTGTAAAATATTCGTCCGCCAAAGCAAGCCAGCGGATCAGCGTTGACTTGCCTTCTCCCTGCTTTGTGCCGATCAGCACCGGCATATCGTCGAATTTGCAACCTGGATTGTATAGCCGGTGAATACCGCCGGCAAAGATAAGGCGGCTGACTTCTCGGGTGTACGGCGTGTCCTCGCATTTCGTCCACTTTGCCAAGAAGCAGGAAATCCTCGGAACGCCGTCCCATTCCAATCCGTCCACGATCTCTCGCACTGGGTGGTACTCGTGACGAGCAAGCACAATGCGCATAGCGTCCTCGCTTTTCTGTACGCTGTGGAAGCCGTACTTTTTCTCAATATACCGCCGCATTTCTGCGTCGTCTGCGTCCGTCCACCGCTCAGCCACGCCGTTGACGGTCTTCTCCGGACTGTATGTAAGCAGATTAAACTTTATACCGGAGAACCGCGGGTCGCCCTCGAGCACCTTAACGAAATTGTCTATCGACGCAACCGGCCGGCCATTTGCGTCAAAATCCAAGTCAACACCGCAGCGTAGCTTGGCATTCGTCCGCTTGTACTCCTTAGCCAGGCTCTCGTTGGCCTTGTTAAACGCTTTGAGAACGCTCTTAAATTCTTGCTGAATGCCGAATTCCTTTGCCTTAATCGCCATCAGCGCCGCCAGCCTTGCTTGATCTTCCGGCCGTTCCTCACATAAGTCCAGCAGCAGGTCTGTGTTTAGCAGCTGCTCCGGCGTTGCTATAACTTGTATCTGCTCATCTGTAAGCACTTTCTCGCCTCCTTAAATCGGCCTGTGTGAGCCTTTCGTCCGCTAAGCCTATCCGTTGTAGCGCTTCAACAAAAAGCGGGTTTAACGGATCTGTGGCGGCCTGTGGGCGGTATTTGCGCAGCTGGTAGTCCAGCCTTGCCCACTCGTCGAACGCCGCCCAGTAGTCCCGCTCCAGCCGTTCCTGCATTGCCTTTTCAGCCTTGCGTTTTTCCTTGCGTTCCCTGGTGGCCTTTTCCATTGCCCGCTGTTCTCTTACGGAAACGCGTTGCCCAATCGGCAAGCCGAGCGCAAAATCATTGTTCAACTTCTCGCACGCTTTCAAGAAAGAAAGACCAAAATATTTTTGCACAAAAGTCAAAATATCTCCGTTTTCTCCGCACGCAAAACAGTGGTAGCCTTTACTTCCGGGATAGACTTGCATTGACGGAGTGTTGTCGTCGTGAAAGGGGCAGACAGCCCGCCCCTTCCTGTCAATGTGAATGCCGTATGCTTCCAGCACCTCCGCCGTGTCCAGCTGTTCCTTGATTTCTGCTGCGTAATCAATCATCGGCGCGCACCAAAATATATTTGCCATCACTGTTGCGGTACGGTTTATCGCCATATTCTCCGGACAACATCTTTTTAATGCTCGACATACATCTTGTCTTAAACTGGTTGCCTAATGTTGGAAGAAATTCCGGACAAGTTTCGCATTCTTGAGTTCTGCAAAACTCGCTTTCCGTCATCGCCCGCAGCTTGATACGCTTTTTCATTCATCTTTCACCTCCCTGTGCTTCCAAACCCGCTGTTGCCTCGTTCGGTGTCTTCCAGCTTTTCCACCAGCACCAGATCCGGCGTTGCGATCTTGACCACCACCAGCTGGCTGATCTTGTCACCACGGTGCACGGTGTAATCAATACTGCTGTGATTGTACAGTTTGACGGCAATGCTGCCAGTGTAGCCAACATCAACCACGCCCTCGCTTGTAACTCCATATTTCACATTCAGTCCGCTTTTTGATTTGAGAAAGCCTGCGGTATTTGGCGGCAACTCAATATGTACACCGGTGTCAACGGTCACCGATCCACGTTCCGGAATTACCATGTCCACCGGTGACAGCAGGTCAAGCCCTGCGTCCGTGTCGTGTGCTCTCACAGGCATTAGCGCCTGCTTGTCCAGTCGAATGTTCATTCTCTCGCCTCGCTTTTAAGCCAATCAACCTTTGATTTCTTTTTAATTCGATTCAAACACTCATCATATCTTGAATCTGTTAAAATATCATGAATGTGTAAATACACAACTGAAAGCACAGCCTTGTCCCATGTTTCTTTGTTTTTTAATTCATACCCCTGTTGTTTTAGCTGTGTACTAAATTTTGGGCACAATGCACCAAATGAAAAAGATAAATTCATTTTTCCACCTCGCTATTGAGCCACATTATAATGCCTTTAACGCATAAACCCGTACACGGTTCTTTGCTGAAAATGCAATAATCACACGAATTTCCTAAATGGCCGTTGTTTATGATGGTTGCCATTTCGCGAACGCTCATCATATTTTTGATTTTTTCAAAATTTGTCATTCTTTTTTCTCCTTTACACGCTCAAACACCCACGCAGGTAATAAAATGCTGTAATCTTTTAATGCTTGGAATCTCATATCTTTGACAGATGAAAAAAACATTTTTTCGAGCAACAATCTAACTGCTTCTTTGACTGATTCTTTTTTCATCATTCCGTTCGCATAATAATTATCAGGACCGCAGTTAACGTATTCCTCAAGAAAGTTTTGTATTTTTCTGTTATATGGCGTGTCTGTCATTCTTTGCTATCCTCCATTCTCGGCAGCTTTGGAATTTCTCGCCAATGCGTAATGTTTTCAACAACATTGCCGTGTCTTATCCAGTGTTTATCGACAGTGTGATACCAACCTTCGTATACGTCTCCTAAATTTGAACACATAATCACATATCTACTTGTGTCCGGCAGCCTGTCCTTTACGCTTATCCAGCCGTCCGGCCGGTTAAAACTTGTCATTCCTGTACACATTATGCTTTCTCCTTTAATATTCAACAGCTTCTTGACGGTTGATAAAAAAATGAATGCCGTGTGAAAACTCGTTCCATCGGTTATCGTCGAATGAATCCGGATATACAAATTCTCCAAATTTATAAACGACATTTGGTGAATAGTTCGTGTTAATTACACTCGTCGTTTTGGCTGGCTTGCCTGAAATCGTTGTTATTGAAAGCACCTTAGCATAGCTTGCTCTACATTCTCGAGTAGTCGCAGAACAGCGCTTGGCGTCAGCTGGAATAAGAATTTCAATAATGTACTCCCCACATTTTTTAAACGCGACAAACTCACCTTTTTCGGGGCAAGCATAAGGTATGAACGGGAAATTCATAACTTCACTCAATTTTGCTCCTTGCAAGCGGGTTTTCCATAGTTTAGCCTTCCACAGATCGGATCCGCTTAAATCGGTTCCTCTCATATCGCTTCCTCGCAAGTCGGTTCCACCCAAATCGGCTCCACAGCAGTTGGCTCCTCTCATGTCAACTCTGCACATGTCAGCGCCTCGCAAATTGATTCCCTGCAGATCAATTCCATGCATATCTGTTTCAGATAGACAAGCCAATCGAAGATCGACTCCTCTTAGATCAATTCCTCGTAGGTCGATTCCCCACAGGTTGGCTCTTGCTCCATCAGCTTCATTGTTTAGCCATTTCTTATGCAATTCAAGCACGGCTTTCAATTCTTCTTGTGTCATTCGTTTTTCTCCTTTCTATTTTCGCAAACATACTTACTTCCGCTCATCATCTCGTCACGAGACAGTCAGTGTCTTTCCAAATCAGACGCTGGCCACAATGCGGGCAAAACTCGGTGTGATCGACTGTTTGGAAACAGGTGGGACAAGAATTTACATTCACTTCTTCGTGGTCGCCGTTGGTCGTGAACACTGGAACAGTAAATTCCAAAGCCCTCTCTGGTCTTTGCTTTTTTACGATTTCAATTGCGCAATCGATCGCCTCGGCGCTATCTGCACTCGTTCTTTTTCTAAAATCTTTCAAAAAATAAATGATTTTGTCAATATCCATGATTAGTCATCCTTAAAATGTTTCGTGAAATTTTCTTTTGCTTCTCTGTAAAGCAACTCTTTGATCAACCTCGGCGCCGTCCTGGCTGTGCAGAAAAGCACGACGCAATTATACCGAGCCATCCAAGCCGTTAGGCTTGCCACCAAACACTGCGGCAGAACCTTGGATCGGTAACGGCCAGCGTATGCCGACTCCCAGCTTTCACCTTCGATCAGCAGATAGACTTTGAAGCCTGCCGCCATTGCTCGCTCAAACTCACGAACGAACCGATCTCGGTGCTGAAAGAAATTACCGCAGATTTCTGTCAATGACATTTTGCGTTCTACCACGGCGGGGCAAATCCACTTGCCAAATCCAGGTAGATCGAATTCTGCTCCATAGTCGCCAAAGTCCAACTTGTCTTGGCGGTAAGGAACGCCGAACGCTTCCCATCTCTTGACGGCTTCCACTGTTCGGTGCTCTCGCGTGTCAACAACGATTTGCATTGTGTCCAGCGCCGCCTCGATTTCCGCTTGCCGCATTAGAACGGCAGGTCGTCATCGTCGCCGTCGTCGATGACTTCAAAATCAGTGTTGCTGTCAACGGTAGCCGGTTTTTGACTTGCGGGCAGCGGCTTGTCCTTTGGCGTCTTAAACTTGCCGTCCTGGATGTCCTGCACTGACAGAATAGAGCACGCCTCTGTAGTCCAGCCAGTGTTGCCATTGTATGCCCATTCTCTTTCACGGAACAGAACGCCAACGCGCTTGCCTTTGAGTGCCGTTTCGTCCCAGTCCCAATGATAGCCGTCGTTGCTCTCCTCTAAGCAAGCGATCAAATTGCCGAACCGCTTCAACTGGCTGTCATACCACTGATTGGCCTTATCCGGAACCGTCACGCGGATGTTGCCCTTCCACTTCTTGTCCTCGAAAGGTGAATTCTTGAACTGCTGACGGAAGAAGTCTTTGTACTCGCCCTCGTCGATGTCAAACGAAATGACAAGCACCTCGCCCCAATCGTATGTCTTGATGAGTGCGTTTACAATTTTCGCTACATATCCACCAGCGGGCAGCGGATCGGATGACATCCCTGTTTTTTTTGCTTCAAAATCAAACTTTTTCATTTTTCAAACTCCTTTTGTTCTTCAAAATTTAACGGGCATTCATACCCGATGTAACGATCCGGGAACTGTACCGGACGCTGATTAAGCTGGCAGTAACGCTTGCTACTGGACAGGTATGGACACTGCGCACAGCACACAAAGCTGCGCCCTTGCCAGTCTACTGGAAAGTGTACCACGACGGTTGCCGTTCCGTCAATGAAAGATTTAACGCCGTTCAGCGTGTCACTGCTCATCTGTTGCACCGCCAATGTCGTAATACTCCCGAATGACGCTGTCAACCGCCTTTAGATCATTGTCAATCAAGTCTTGGTCGAACATCCCCAGCGGGCTTTTGACGGTGTCCTGTCCGTTGTTGTGCGTCTGGAAACAGTACCGGCCGTCCTGCACAACTGTCTTGAGAACGATTGTAAACCGCCCCTCCAGCGTTACATAGTTGTCAAGCATTTTCCCAATTGTCTTGAAGTGCTCCCGGCCGTCGTCCATTTGGTCGCTGTGCCCAAGGAAATAGACAATTTTGTCGTCCGGCAACTTGGCAGCAAATTCAACCAGATGATTGAACGAAAGCGCCATATCCGTGAACTTTTGATAACCGGTCACCTTGGCGTTGCGCATAAACTCGTTGACCATCAAGTAGGTTGCGTCGTCGATCACAATGGACTGCTGCGGTGCTGCTGCAATAGCTTTTTCGATCTTGGCATAGTTGTCGCTGTTGTATGTTTTCAGTTTGTTTTTGAACGGCAGCGGCTTACCGCTCACATTTACGATTGCCACATCATCCGTTGCGAAGTTTCGCAAGCTGGTGGACTTGCCTGTGCCGCTCTGGCCGTAAATCATTACGATGATTGCCATTTTTCTTACTCTCCTTTCTCTTTGCCCGCTGCTGCGAGCAGAACCAAACGAACATAAGCTGACATCGTCAGCCCCAGCAGTTTAGCCGCCTGCCGGATTTGCTCTTTCTCGTCGTCGGTCATCTTGACCAGAAGCAAGTTGTCCCTAATTGTCGTGTCTCTCATCTCTCACCCTCCTTTCTGTTCTGTTCAATGAAGCGTTCGCAGAACCAGTCCTCGTCCGCTTCTATCACCGGCGAAAGGTCAACCTCTCCGGCTTCAACGGCCTTTCTGATCTCTCTTTCGCAGATTTCCTCGATTTCGTCCGGATCCAGCATTGAAACAACCAACGCAGACAGCTGAACGCTCTCTTTTTCGTTTCCGACGATCTCCTTGACGGTGTCAAACTGCCAAGCCGTCTCGCTCAAGCAGTCTGAGCAAACGCCGTGCGGCATATCCTCTTGGTAATGTTCTTTGCCGCAAATCGGGCAAACAATCTTGTCATCGTCCATAGCTTCAGCGCAGCTGTCACACACGCCGCCGCTGATCTCCCAGCCGTCAACGACACAGCCGCAAATCGTACATCTGTTCATTTTCTGTTCTCCTTTCCTGCCGGACTTTACGCCCGCCCGGCGTGGGCTTATCTGTTTATCTTCCATCCCATCGGCTGCCATCGCTGTCATTGACCAGCAGCACCCGGCAACACTTATTCACCAATTTGTCCGCGATCTCCACCCGGCTGTCTTGTGTATCGCTGAACTCTTTTATCACGCTTGCCATACAGGCAAGCGATCCAGTGTCAAAACTCTTTCGGTTAAACCACACGGCTAATTTGCAAACTTCGTCCGTTTTTTCGCTGCTGCAAGCCGTCAGCCAACCGTTGGCGGATATTTCCTTTTTTAGCAAGTCCACCATTAAAATCCGGTGTTCTTTTAGTGCCATTTTGTCGTCCTCCTTTTTAATCATTCAAAATAAGTGGTGCAACATTCTGCGTTTAGTACGAACATAATCTCGGGAATATTGTATTCCGTGTCGCTATTATCTTTGATCATTTCAGCAATGCACTCAAGTCGAGCAGTGCTAACATTTTTGCCATCACGATTAATGTCGCCTATAAATTCAAAAAGAGCATTGTATGCGTCAATGTCTCCGCAAGTGAACCAATCGTGTTCAATGCAAGCCTGTCTTACTTTTGTGCCGGAAATTCGTCTAATTTCTTTCATATATATTCTCCTTTCGTCTGGAAGTTACTCTCCCTTTGACATTTACTATATTACACCCAGAAAGCGGAAAAGTCAATACTTTTTTTATATCTTTCTTATATTTCTTTTATACAATCGGTATAAAACTTGCGTGATATGCTCGTGGAAATACAAACTGTAAAATTCTAAAATAGAGATAGAAACGGAGGGAACAGTCAATGTATAACACATTCAACGGCTATATGCAGGGCGTGCAGCCCTACGGAAATCCATACGCTGACAGACTGGCGGCAATGCAACAGAACCAAACAATGCAACAGCGTTGCGATGTAGTCACTGTCAACGGCGAGAACGGAGCGCAGGCCTACCCGCTGGCACCGAACAGCAGCGCCTTACTGCTTGACGAAAGCCAGCCGCTTGTGTGGCTTGTCAAAACTGACGGCGCAGGATACAAGACTGTGTCGGCATTCAACATCACACCGCACGAACAGACGCAACAGCCGACCAACGCAGACCTTGAACAGCGCATAGCAAGACTGGAGGAGATCATCAATGCGCAACCCGATACTGGACGCAATGCAAAAACAAAGCAGCGGGCAGCAGCCGCAGAACCTGCCGGCAAATAACGGCGGTAATTTCTTGCAGCAGCTGGCGGAATTCCGAAAAGCCCTTGGCGGGAAAGACCCGCAGGCGATTGTGCAGAATTTGCTCAACACCGGGCAGATGAGCCAGCAGCAGTTCAACCAGCTGAAAGCCCAAGCGGAGCAAATACAATCAATGTTAAAATGAGGCGGTGCACAGCCCATTTTATAAAAATCTAACGAAAGGACAAACAAAAAATGGATAACTATTCACTTTCCGACCTGCGGGCAGCCGTAGGTGACGACAATGGCGCATTTGGCGGCAACGGCGCTTGGTGGGTGATCCTGCTCTTCCTGTTCTGGGGCTTTAATGGCAACGGCTGGAACAGACAGGGTGAGTTCGGCCAGTATGCCACCGCTGCAAGCCAGCAGGAGATCCTGTTCGGCCAGCAGTTTGGCCAGCTGAACGACCGGCTGAACACTATCGGCAATGGTATCTGTGACAGCACCTTTGCGCTGAACAACAGCATTTTGACCGAGGGTCGAGCAATCCAAGGCCAGCTGGCAGACTGCTGCTGCAAGAACCAGCTTGCGACGGCCAACCTGTCTGCACAGATGAACCAGAACGCTTGCGACATCACCACAGCTATTCACGCAGAGGGTGAAGCCACCCGGCAGCTGATCCAGACGAACGAGATCCAGGCGCTGCGGGACAAGGTGACCAGCCTTGAGATGGACAGCCGTTTTTGCGGTGTCGTCCGCTATCCGACAAGCTACGCATACAATGCGGGCCCGTCTCCGTTCTGCGGCTGTAACAGCTGCTGCAACATTTAACAACACACGCCACCACGGCGAGGATTTTAACCTGCGGGGGCGGCAGTAGCTGCTCCCGCTAATCTTTTACGAAAGGAAAAACTAAAATGTCAAAATCTGCAATCTATACCGCAAACACAACCGAGCCCACCATCACAGCCGGCAGCGTTATTCCTGTTGGAGTGACCTCCCGCCGCTTTGGCTGTAACATCCGCCAGGACGGAAACACAATCACGCTTTGCGGAAGCGGTTATTACAAAGTGACCGCCGTGGCCACCGTTACGCCTCCTGCCGCCGGCACTGTTTCTTTGACAGCCCAAAAGGACGGTGTGGCCGTGATCGGCGCAACTTCAAGTGCCACCACGGCCGCTGTAAACGAAACCGTTACGCTGACAGTGAGCGCCATTCTCCGCAATGCCTGCGGATGTGACAGTTCCATTCTGTCCTTTGTGCTTGGCGACTCTGCAGCCGTCGTCAACAACTTGTCCGTGACGGTCGAGAAGCTGTAAAGGCGGTCGCCTATGACTGCAAGTGAAATTTTCGGGCGTATCAACGCCCACCAAATCGAGGGAGTAATGCTGCACAGCCAGCTGGCTGAATATTTCGGCTTTTTGAACCTGTGCGGCTATCAGCGCCAGCAAGAATGCCAAGCGATGTCCGAATTTTTTGAACATCAAAAGACCGCCTTGTATTTCGTCTCTCGTTTCAGCCGGCTGCTGCCGAAAGCTACCGCCAAAGACCCGGAGATCATCCCGGAAGAGTGGCGGAAATATACCCGCCAGCAAGTGGACGCTGGAACCAAACGCAAAGCCGTCCGGGACGCATTTCTGCGGTGGAAATCCTGGGAAACGGCCACCAAAGAAATGTACGAACAGGCATACGCCAACTTGCACGAACTCGGCGAGATTTCTGCGGCTTGCGAAGTCAAGCGACTTGTTGAGTCGGTAGCTTGCGAGTTGGAGCGCGTCGAACACCAACAAATCACACTGGAGTGCTTGGACTATGACCTTGCTGCGATCTGTGCAGAGCAAGACGGATTGCTCGCAAGATATTCTCCGAATTATGGCGTTGTGGCAACTTAAAAGAAAAGGGCGGAGCCTTTCGCTCTGCCCTTGTTCTCAATATTCACGCTGCACATTGACCAGCTTACCGTGCTTTGCTTCTGCGCGTTGTAACTCGACCTTGTCGAACCCAGCGCACCAACAGCGATACCCGTCGGCGAAAGTGTAAACGAAAACAACCTCTTTGTCCATTTTCTCACCCCCCTATACGAAAGGAAAAAACTATGATTTCTTTAGACATATTGAATCAAGATATACTCGACCTCGAACGCAACCACGACACGACCTGGGCGACGGTTGAGCGCCTTGCCTGGCTATATATCGTCCGTGACCACCTTACTGGCAGTACCAGCAAGTCAACCAAGCCTGTGAGCACTGACGGCTCCAGCGACTTCTTGGCTGCCGCTGACGGCTTGGACACCTGCCAAGTGCTCGACCTTATGGACGAGCTAATGGACACGCTCCAGGTGATTGCTCCAGCGCTCTATCACTCCACAATGCTTCGGCTGGACGCGTTAGAGCCGTCCTCATCCTTGCCAAGTGAGCAAGCGATCAAATAAACTTGCTGAAAGTCTGTAATCCGGGCGACTGGCTGCTGCTGGTCGTCTTTTTTGTGCCCATCGTCCTCCAAGTCGTCTACGGCCAACATAACGCCCGCTAAGACGGTTAAGCCGCCAAGGCATATAACTGGTATGGGTAGCCACCAAAACCGCTCCGAAACTAAGCAGAAGCCCACGCAGGCCACCGCACAACCAAGCCACCGAAGCGTGGCAGATATTGCATTTTTCATTGCTCTTGTGCCTCCCTTTCCAAGTGTTCTGCAAGTTCAATCAGCCGCTTGGCTTCTTTTCGTCTGCCGTCCAGTTTTAGCCAAATCTTGTCCGGCGTGAATTCCGACGCACCCTTGATATGCAACTCATTCAAGAACGCCAACTCTGTGCGGCTCTCTCCGTGTCGGCGGCGAATGTAAAAATGCCGCTCGCCGTCTAACAGGTGTTGCAGCAGCACCGCCATATAACGGCTGTACTCCGGCAGCACACGCTTGTTTTTACCGAACAACTTGGGCGAATAGCCGCCAAGGTGCCAGTAGATCGTGTTGTGAATGTCCATCGTGTTAGCCCTCCACCTTCTTCAAATCGTCGTAGCCCTCAATGCAGCGCTCCGGGTCTCTCGGGTCGTAATTCGTTTTGCGCAATTCAATGCGACGGTTCTTCATATTGCTCATGTTTTCCAAACAGATCCAGCCCAACGCCTCAATTGCTTCTTGCTCATTGTCGCCGATCCAAAGCAGATCCTCGTCTCCGGGCTCGCCGTTCTTTCGTATATTGATGTCGACTATGCTGTACCATGTTCCATCGTAGTCAACCTCATAAGCCCATTTTGTAAATGTGCCCGCCTTTTCGTCCCGCTCTTCGTAATGTTCAATGGCAGCGAGCGCTGTCTCCAGGCTTTCAAAGCGGTCAATTTCTTTCTTGTCTTTTGCAGTTCTCACGATGTATGCGTTCATAATTTTCTCCTTTCGCGTTTCAGCTCGCCAGCTTATTATGTGGGCTGGGGCTGATGTGCTCAACCCCAGCAGAAGCATTTAAGCCGTTAGGCCGTAAGCATAATTTACAAACACAAAAGTGTTTCCGCCGCTTAAGATCTCGCCGGTGAACTCATCTCGCTCGTAGCTTTCATAGCCTTTTGCGAGTTGCTCAATTTCTTTGATGTCAATGGCCAAATCTTTGATTGTCAGCCAAATGGCATATCCATCATACCGAACGCCAACCTTTCGGTTGTTGTATCCGTGTTCTTTCAGCGCTTGTCTAATTGCTACAACTCTTTCACTATCTGTCATTTTTTGTTCTCCTTTCGATAAAGCACTTTTTTTGATTTATGCCTTTTTTAATCTTCTTGCCGCTTCATATTCAGTTAAATATGCTCGATCAAGAACATTACTTCTTTTAACCGTTACCCTTCTACCAGTATAAATGTCACGACCTTTGACTTTCCCTGTTGCAATGTCAATATCGATCAATTCTAAAATGCTGGACGTTGTTTTTGTGTCGTTGTAAAATCTGTAAATCTTTTCCATTGTGTTGTTCTCCTTTCAACTTCGGTCGGGGTTCCTTTCCCCCGCCCCTGTGACTATATATTACCACAACGCGCAGCAAAAGTCAATACTTTTTTTATACTTTTTCAATACTTTTTCTATATTTTTTTGACTTTTCCAAAATCTCGTCGTAAAATAAAGGTGATTAGGCCACCCGCACCTCTGCCAGTGATCCACGGCAAGTGTCCCAGCGGTGGCTTTTTTTGGCATAAAGAAAACACCCAGCCAGTTGGCCAGGTGTTCCCTTGCTCGTCACTTTTGAAAGGAGAAAAATTATGAGCGGCGGACTGCAATCCGCCAAGTTGATAGTTACCCTCTGCCTGGTGGGCGTGGAGTGAATACCCAGCCAGGGAGATACACGGCGCTTCGGGTGGCCGACCTATCAACAACATCATTATAGCCGATTTCAGAGGTCTTGTCAACGGCAGGCTTCAAATGTGGCGCAAAATCTTTCTTTCGCACTTGTAGACGATGTTCTGCGCGTGACGGACAGAAATGTCAAACTCCTCCGCCAGCGGCTCAAAGCAAACGCCATCAAGCCACCTGCGCTTGAATATCCGGCGGTGCTGCTCGTTGAATATGTACTGCTCGATTAGGTGCTCCCACTGCTCTCTTGACAGGTCTGCCACATCGTCCGCCCTCATCTGCTCCACCTCATCTTGACTTCACCCGCCCGCTGCCTTTGCAGGTCGGGCATTTTTTATAGCCGGAATTTCCTCCGGTTCTGCGCACTCTTTTATGCGTGACAGTTCTAACCGTTTGTCGTGCCAACGAAATCACCACCCACAAAATTGTTATCGCTGCCGCCTTCTGTGTCTTGCGTTACGGTTTGGTCGGTCGTCACATCGTCAAACTGGCTCTCATAGCACAGCCAAGCAATGTTTGAACCGATTAGCGCAAGAATTAGAAAAACGATAATTAAAGCCAGCCGCCGAATGTTACGCTCCGCCCTGGCAGACACAGCCTCAAATGCTGCATAAGGTACATTGGCAGACACTTGGCAGCCATCGCACTGTTTGTTGTTGTCCATCGCAATTCCTCCCTTATCCGTGTATAATGATCGACACAACCGATGTTACAAGCGTTCCGACGACGCTGGTTGTGATGATCCACAGCAGCTTATCATACGAAGCAAGCCGCTGGAGCAGCAATTCAATGCGCTTGTCATCATTCGCGAATTTATTGCTGACCGCCCGGTGGCGCTCGTCACAGGTCGCTTGGCGGACATATCTGCCGTCGAATTCATCCCGCATTGCGTCAATATCGTCTCTGTTCATTCCCACCGATCTCCACCCCTTTCTTATTTAATAAACAAGGTGTTGTCGGATTTTTCCCAAATGCAAATCCAACCGCTGGGAATTTTAGCCCACAAGTTGCCCGATTTCGCCTTTTTGACTTCAAGCAAGGAAACTATCGTCCCCTTTTTCAAAAACGCAAATGCGGACTTCTTGGCAGTCGTGGCGTGCTTCTGTCCATCCTCCGACAAGTCGCTGACCTTTTTGCGCCCTGTATCTGCGCCGCAACCTTTGTAAACGCCACGCACAGCTGTCAAGATATGTTGCCCAAGGCTAACCACCGGCGCCACCGGCTTCGGCTTCTTATGGTTGACATCGTTCACGCTGCACAGCGGCTTAACGCCTTTCGGCGCAGTAAACAGCCAAATACTGCCGATGTCTGCCGCCAGCGCTGACGGCTGAACATAGACTTCTCTTTCGTTCTTGACCTTTGTGTAAGCCTTGCGGCGTGCTGTTAAAGTAAACTTGCCGTCGTACCAGTACGGGTCGAGAATGATTAGATTTCCGGACTTGTCAATGCCACCGACATAGATATAGTGCCCGCTGTTGCTGAACAGCCGCTTGCCGCCGCCTGTCACGCAGATAATGGCGCGCCCGCCGTTTCTTAGGTGCTTTTTCAGCGTTTCGGTGCTCTTGGTCTGTTTTGTCGTAATGCCGTAAAACTTTTTGAAGTGCTCGGCGATTTTGGCCATATTCGTGCCCTCTGCCGCTCTTGCGCCCATCTTGACACATTCGGCTGCCCACTTCTTGGTGTTCATCGTGGCAGGCACAACGCCGAAGTTACGCAGAACCATCAAGCTGGAGCACACTCCGCATCCGCTTGTATAGATACAGCCGGAAGTGCCGTAACGGTATGGATGGCTCTTGCTTGCGTACGGAATGCCCTTGCAGGCCTCGGTGGTCTGTCTGCAATAATAAAGAAGTGTACCCATCACTGCTCCCCCTCGTCTTCTGTGCCGCCCTCGGCCTTTTCAATCTTCAAGACCTCATCGGCTTTGACAGCTGCAGCCGTAAAGCTGTTGTTCTTCCACCAAGCCCACACTGCTGCGACGGTAGCCACAACGGCAGACACCCCAGTGTAAACCTCGTCGTCGCTGAACGGCAGCGGGTTCTTGCCGCAGGCATTCAACACGGTGTTCAGCAGCGCCACGAACAGCACTACCGTTCTTGCGATTGTTTCTTTGCTTACTTTCATTTTTTTTGACCGCCTTTCTTAATTTTCGCTGCTCTCTTGCAGCTTGTTGATTTCTGCCCGGTATGCTGCTCGCTTTTGGCGGATTGGTGCGTACTCCTCCTCGGATAAAGCACCGTCTGTAAATTTCAAACACAGATAATCCGTCTCGGCAAGCTCAGCCTTAAGAAATGCAATGCGACTTTCTGTCTCTACATTCATTTTGCCACCCCCAAAATCTCGATTTGCGTTCCGGCGCCAATGGTCTTTCCGTTTGTCGGGAATGACAAGGCTTTGATCGCACCGTGCGCTTCGACATCCCTAAAAATGTTGAATGTAATGCCGCTTGCATTCCATATCGTCTGCCCGGTCATTGAATTTGCCGCATTGAAGTTACTTGATATATTGCTCTTGTTCGCTTGCACTCGAACCATGTTCTCTGTGACCTCTGCTTCGGCAACAACGAAAGAGCCTTTTGTGGTGGCCGCCTCGAACCGGAAAGCGTTGGGCAACATACACTTACTCGTATATGAGTTTAGATATACCGATTGATCGCCAGCGGCAGAGTTGGCAGCGCTACCGGCCACCGCCATGCGTAGCCTAATTTTTCGGCAAGGCTTGGCAAGCTTCCAAGTTTGATTCGCTGTGACATCAGCGTCAAAAGTCTTTGAGAACACTGGCTCCCAAACCTCGGCAACAGGTGCAGAACCGCCACCGCCGAACCACGGGAGATCGTTCCACGCCGTCACGCCGTCGCCAACCTTTTCCTTTCCCTCGGTGCTGTCAATGCCTCGCTCGCCTTTGTAAAGAACCGGGTTTGCAGCCGCCCAGTTTTCGCTCGTATCAATTCGAGTGGTGAACACGCTGTCCTTTAAGTAAACATTCATTGATTAGTCCTCCCACTCCACCACTTCGGCATATAGAATGGTGCTGTCCTTGTACGCGGATATGGTCGTGTCCGCTTTGCCGATATATCCAGCCAACAGAGTCTGCCCTTGGCTGACTGGTATAATAATGCTCTGCGTGCCATAGCTTTCATACTTTCCGCTGCGGGTTCGAATGCAGCGCAGGAGCCGGTTTTTTGTGCCATCTGCATTCAGCAAAAAAAGATCGATTTCAGACTGCGTCAACGCCGTAGAGCTCCACATATATCCTTGCGCCGACACCCGAACCTTTTTTACTCCGGCACTAAATGTAATGCCGTTGTCGGCCAAGCTCAAGCCTGTTCCGCCCTGCCGGGTCACGCCGGTGAACGGCAGAATAATCGGAGCCTCGTATGTGCCCTCTTTTGTGATTTTCGTATCACTCGCCAAATATGCTTGCAGGAACGACGCACCCTTGTACGCCTCCAGCTTGTCAACTCTCGCTGACTGGTCATTGATTGCCTCGGTGATCGCCGCGTTCGTGACAGGGTTTTGGCTGCCCTCCGACAGCGCCGTGTCCAGTGTAAACTCTACGCTGTCTTTGATCGCTCCACCAGCGTCAAACACGAAAGTGATGTCTTCGCCTGTTAGCATATTTGCCAACGCTTCCAGCTGCTGGGCTTTCACATTTAATTTAATTGGTGATAATGCCATCTTCGGAATTCCTCCTTTATATTTCTATTTTAGCTTATTACGCTCGCAAAGTCAACCGCAACGGAAGTTCCGCGAGCAGCCAATGTTCTGCCGTCAACGGTGGGCGTGCCGTCCGTGCATTGTAGGTAGCCCCAGTAGCCGACATCCGTGGTCAGCGTTTGGAATAGATCTTCCAAGATTTGCAGCCAGCGCCATACTCCGGCCTTGTCAATCCCCCAAGGGTCAATTCGGTAGCTGCTCGTAATATAATACACGCTTTCAATTTTGGACGAGTTGAGCGCCTGCATATCCGTTTCGACGCCGTCAAGAACAGCCTTTACATCAGCCAGCTGTGTCCCGCCGTATGGCTGTGCTACTCCACCAACCGTGCTTTGTGGCGGCTTTGTTAGCGCTCCAATTTTGTACTTGTCTTTTGTTTGCAGATCAAACAACGCTTTGATGATTTGCGCGTTTCTCCATATATCGTTGAGCACATTCTCCGTCAAGAAATCCACCGGCTCATAATAATTTTGATAACCATCGAGTGACCCGGCAGCAACAACGGTAATCTCGCACACATCCGTGTACTCCTTTTCGTCGGCTGTCACTACAACATCGATCTGCGCAACACCAGCCGCAACAGCTGTCACAACAGACCCGTCAACTGTGGCAACACTTGGCATAAGTGACCGCAACTCGACATCGTAGCCATCACAGCCGATAGGAAGCACTGTATAGTCTGCTTGCCAGGTGTCCCCGACTCGCAGCGTTGTTTGCTTGATGTTGAAACTAACGCCCTCAACCGGAACCTTGACGCTGACACGCACACGGAATTCCGGAACGCCGTAAATAGGAAGCGTGCTGTTTACAGACAACCGCAGATCTGCCGTGCCTTTTGCCTTGCCGTGAACCACCACGGCGCCGTCCACATATTCAGCGCTGCAAACGCTGCTGTTTGTGTTCTTGACTGTCAGCGACTTGTCAGTGGCATTGTCCGGATATAGAAAGTAGTCCACGCCCTCAACCAGCTTGGCGGTTTCGCCCTGCTTGACAGATATGTAGTCTTTTGTAAGGACGAAATCATTCACATAGACTTTTGAAGTCTTGAATGTTGTCTGCGACGACAGCGCCTGCATTCCATTTTCCGCCTTGGTGATCCGCACCACCAGAGAATAAACTGTGTCGATTTGCAGGCCGCGAATGTAGAAAAAAATATTTGCCGATCCGGAATAATCAGCGAAAACAAAGTCGCCGCCATTCAGCGAATATTCAACCAGCGATATGTTTGAACCGGTTTGAAACGAAACCCTCGCATAATCAAATCCGGCTAAAATTTGCACATTACTGAGAAAAACTGGCTTTGCAACATCCGCTTTGTCCATCGCAGCGATACCTTCGACCCTGCCGCCACCGGTGAGCGTTGTGCCGAGCACCGAGTAAACCGCTCCTTTGATCTCTGCCGCCTTGTAGCCGTCCGGGTCGTGCTCCACCAGCTGATTGTACACGCCGAACAGTAGAACAGGCTGCCCGCTACTCGTATCAACTGCCGTGTCGGTCGCTTCGTGCTTCTTGCCGTCAATGGTCAAAATCGGCGCTCCGTTCCATTGCCCAGCTGCACCGGTTCCGCTGCCTGTGTACTGAATGTACATTTCTGCCGTTACAAGTGAACTATTTCTCATATTGTCGACGACAGACCGCCAATCAACCCACAGCTTGTAATCCGTCGTGTCGAACATTTCACCGAGAATTCTACCAGCCGCCATTATATCGCCTCCACTTCATATACGCCCGTCAGCGTGTCTGTGACTTTGGTAATTACCATCACTTTGCCCAAAATGTTGTACGCTTTTCCGATCTTAGGCCGGTCAAGTGTGCTGAATGTGATTTTTGTGCTCCTATTGTTTTGTTCCAGCAGTTCGTCGCAGATTGCTTGTGGGTCATCCGTGCAGATATATGTTTCGTAGCTAACCTCGCTCGCTTCGTCGTTGTCCGCCAACTCGGCGCTCTTTGCAACATACTCGACCGTGGTATCTTCGTATTTGTTCCCGACAATGACGATCTTATTGCTCGACTTGTTCACAACAACGCAATAGTTTGCTTCTTTTTTCTCGAATGTCACATTTTTGCTGGGCGTTCCGGAGATCACATCGTCTCCGTCTGCGTTCTTGCCGGTCACTTCATACGCCCTTAGGTTGGCGTGCGGGCTGCTGAATGTGATTTTTACCTTTTTGTTCTTGGCAATGTACCAGTGGTACAACTCCTCGGTGTCCTTGACCTGTGACAGCTTGTGTAACTTCAGCGTGACGGATTTTACCAAGTCAGTCTTGTCATATTTCGGGCTTCCAACAATGTTTGCCTCCGTGTACTCAACCGCCGTCTCCTCCGGCACTGTCGGAACAGGCTCTGCCAACAAACAGCGGTTGTTATCAATTCCGTCTTGACTGCTGAACCGCAAGCCGGAACCTATCGCAATGTATTGCAATGCCTCTCTTATAGAGCAAATAGGCAAATAGCCGTCGATAGTCGGAGCGTTGGCTATATCCATTCCGAGTACATTATATCCGATAGGCTTTATAATCAACTCGATAACTCTACTTGCGTCTGCTCCAAAAAATCCGCCAAGCGTCTGCGTTTCAAATACAGAAACAACATTGTACGCTTGTATCGTCGTGGTTCTGTCCCCATTTTCAGCGCCTTGATTTGCGTAAAATCGTTCGATTGGCTTCTCTCCGACGTAGAAATCAATCGTCTGTTTGTTCTGCACGAGATAGTCACCACGCTGTGGGTCAAGCACCGTCAAATCCAGCGTGTCATACTCCAGCGATTTTGCCGTCAGCGAATACAGCTTTGACGCCGACGCGGATATAATGCTACCGTCGCCGAATTCTCGAACAGTGCCAAACTCAATGCCCCAAATACCGATGAACGACAGCGGCTCCACCTGCTCAACCGTCAATGTAATGCTGTTTGCATTATCTATCACGAGCGGGAAAAATTCTTCTTTTTCGCTGCCAGCAAACTGCCCCGAAGCCACCGGCTCATTGTCCCTAAACGCCTCGATTTTCAGCGATTTAATCACATTCCGTGATTTTATCGTCAGCCCTGACATCGAATAAAAGCCTTTTAGCGATATTTCAATCTTAAACGGAGAGTTTGTCGCCCCATCAGCAAAAAGTCCGTTGCTGCCGCTCCTGTAAGCCGACACGACGCCCTCCGTGAACTGCTGCGCGCTCGGGTCAAGCAAACGGACGTGCTTATTCAAATCAAAACCCTGCGGCTCAAAGGACAGGAAGTCCTGGGAGCGGCCAGTAAACACAGCTTGCAGGTTTCCGCTGTTGTCGTTAAAGAAAGGCTGCAAAGCCACATCCGGTATCTCAAATGTTGCCCCATTAGCGGCGCTTGCGGAGAAGTCGGAATACTTGAAATAGCCGTATTTGTTCTCACTCATCGCAAGTCACCCTTTCAAATGTGACGGACAGCGCCGTGCTGTAATATGTGCCGTCGTAAAGCACGCCCTTAATGTCGTCGCCGGTCACTGTGACGGAATACTCACCGGTATTTGTCCCTTTGTTGCTATCCGGCACTTCCAGTAGAACCGCGTCAGCGGTCATTAGCAGCGTTTTTAAAGCGTCATAGGCCGCAAAGTCGTTGTTAAAGAAGGTCACCTCATAATTGGTGCGCTTGCCCTTAATGTCACGGTGGCGGCGGCCGTCCATCGTGACGACATCGTAATAATACTCGTAAGCCACCGACGGCTTGATGGTACCCACATTCTCGTAAGTGACGCCGTTAATTTTAATTGCAACCATTATCAACCAACCTCCTTCGCTACAACTTTAAGAACCGGCAGCAGCGCCCGAGCAAGTGCGTTCAAGCTGGCGTTTGGGTCAATTCCAAGCGTCACATTGACATTGCCAACACCGCCAACGCCAACGCCACCAGCACCGGAGCCTTTGATATTGTAGCCAGCGCTGATTGTTTGTTCGCCAAAGTCAAACGACTTCTGTATCTGCGAAAGCACAAGCCATTCATTCTCTTTAATGCCTTTTGCAAACAACTTCATCATATCCGGAGCGTAAGTATGGAAGTTTGACAGCGGTCCTTTTTTCGGCTCGGAGAAGCCCAAAATATCGCGGACTTTCTGCGCCGTGCTGCTTACTGTGCTTACAAGATTGCCCCACATTTCTTGAATACCGGACACGAAATTGTCGATCATATCACGACCCCAATCTCTGGCACCATCAACAGCTGCACTAAATCCGTGGCCGACCTCGCTTATAATGTCCTTGCCTATGCTAAACAGAGAAGATATCGACCCAGCGACGCCTCTTACGACTGACATTATGATTTGCGGTGCTGCCTTTACAATCTTCGGAAGTGCTGCGACCAATCCTTGAGCAACGCTGACGATAATCGTTATGCCCATTTGCAGGATCTTTGGCAACATTGCATTCAGCGCAGTGATTAAGTTTCCAATGATGACCGGAGCCTGCTGCAAGAGAACCGGCAACGCGTTGATCAATCCGGTCGCCAGCGCTGTGATCAGCGTAACAGCAGCGTTCAGCAAATTGTTTAGCGTTTCGGGATCTGTCAGCGTTGTTACAATCTGCAGCACGACATTAACGATCGTCGGCACAAGTTCCGGCAGCGCCTGGGCAATTCCGAGTGCCAGCTGCGTGATGATGTTTAGCCCCATTTGGAGAATGGTCGGCAGCATTTCAATAAGTCCGGTTGCGAGAGTGGTTACGACGCTGACCACTGCCGGAAGCAGCGCCGGCAAAGATTGATTTATACCGTCAACCAATGACTGGATGATACCGAGAGCGGCTTCACCCAACGACGGCAACACTGCCGTTATCAGTTCCGGGAGTTTTTCAGAAATCACAGGCGCAAGCTTCTCAATCAGTGAACTGACGCCCTCAAGCGCTTGCTGCACTCTTGGCAGAATGTTGTTTGCTGCGGTCGCAACGCTGTCAACAAACTGGTTTACGAGCCCCTGGAAGTCCTGGTTGTCGTCCGCCATTCCGGTAAGCAGATTTTGCCAGGCCGCCTTGGCGGAATTTACAGAGCCCTCAATGGTCGTCGCTGCTTCTCGCTGTGTTGTGCCAGTGATGTCCATTTCCGTTTGGATAACATGTATTGCGTCGACGACATCGGAATAGCTTGACAGATCGTATTTTACTCCGGATATTTTTTCCGCGTCCTGCAACAGCCGAGCCATTTCCTCCTTGGTGCCGCCGTAGCCCAGCTTTAAGTTGTCGAGCATGGTATAGTTTTGCTTCGCAAAACCTTTATATGCGTTCTCTACATCCACCATGTTCGAGCCCATCTTGTTGGCATTATCGGACATGTCGGTGATCGCCATGTTTGCTTTTTCTGCTGCCTTGTCAGTGTCACCACCAACGGACTGCAAAAGCGACGCGGAGAAACTTGTCACCGTCTCCATATACTGGTTGGCAGACAGGCCAGCAGTCTTATACGCATTGGCGGCATACGCCTGCACCTTCTTAGATGACTTCTTGAACAGTGTGTCAACGCCGCCGACCAACTGCTCATAGTTTGCATAGGCTTCCGTCGACTGTTTCACGAGCGCTCCGGCAGCAGTCGCCGCGGCAGTAACGGCAGCGCCCGCAACCTTGGCGGCCTTTCCGAGCCCGCTCTTGATCTTGTCACCGACAGCGCCGACCTTGTCACTTGCCTGGTCGTCAACTCCGATTTTGACGAATAATTCAAATAAATTCATCAGTCGTTATTCCTTTCTTCGGCTGTGTCTTTCAACTTGCCGAGAATTTGTTGTTTTACCTGTTCGGGTGTGCGTGTCTCCGGCGGCGACGGGTTGATGATATCCAAATACGATTTAGTCAAATAAGAACCACCAGCAGCCGACTTGGCCGTGTTTTCAGTCAAGATTTTTGCGCAGTTCGTCACATAAATACGAAAGGCCAGTTCTTCGGACTGCCGCTCGATAAGTAACGGCAGAGCGAGAACCAGCCCTTGTACTGTTAATCTTGGCGCGTCAATTAACGCCCTTGTTACGCTTTTTCCGTGGACACGCAGGATTTGAAAAAATCAATCAAGTCTTTGTCCTGCGCCATCTCTTTAATGGCGTTCATCGTCTTGATGATCTTCTGCTGCCGCACCTGCTCGAGCGTCAGCCCATTCACAGCTGCGACAATGCCGAACACATCATCCTTGTGCTTTTTCAGCAGCAGCGGGATAAGTTCGGCGATTTTTTCGCTTGCAACGGCGATCAACTCCGCTTTGGTACTGTCGCCGTCTGTGCCATCAATCTGCATACGCAGAGAAGCAAGCAGTTCCTTATCGCTCAAAATGTTAAGCGCATAAATACTGACTTCGCAAAGGACATCCGCTGCCCGCTCCGTTGTTAGTTCAGAAATTTTCATATCATTTTACCTCCTGTTGAAAAAGTCCTTATTTGCTGGCCGCAGCGGCCTTGCCCTGCGCAGCCTTGCTGGCAGCGGTTGAGTAGAATACCATCGGCACGGTCTTTTGGTCAGTGATAGACACATGGCCGGTCAACTCCACAGAAATCTGCCCCTTGCCGTTCTTGGTCGTCTGCAAGGAGAAGCCACCAGTGGACAAGGCGTTCTTAAGCTGGATTGCTACCAAGCCGCCATCGGCCTTGTCACCAACCCACCAAAGGTCTGAAAAATCCGCCTGTGCAATATCTGCCCGGGGCGTGATCTTTGTTGTGTCAACCTTGTCAACATCAGCAGAACCAAGCGCAAGTCGGATTGCCTCCGGACTTGTACCCAAAGCGGTGAAAGCCAACTTACACTCCCAGCTGTCAAGGTGCTTCAACTCTTTCATACCGTTTGGACAGTTGTCCACATCCTCACCGAAGTCGGAATAAGTCGGCACACAGGTCGCGTTAATGCCGCCAGTGGTGGCGCAAATAATATCTTCGTCCGCCGGTTCCGTCGTGGTGCCTGGAGTGAAATTTTTAAGCAAAACGCCTGCGTCGAGTTGCAGGTCGTCAAAAGTGCTCTCGGGGATAACTGCAAATTTACCCATTTCAAAAATCCTTTCTTAATTTTTCGTTAGATATTCGGCGGTGACATTTATTATCTTCCGCCGGATTTGGTCATCGTCCGGGTCGGACATATTTTGTGCAAACGGCGTTCCCCGCTTTAGCCAAATATAGCCATCAGCGGCGGAAATGACAACCCCATCAAAGCCGATTGTCTCGCTTATTTTTTCGGCCATAGCATTGCACGGTTTCCATGTCGTGCCCCTATACCACAGCGAAACAGAAATACTGGTGTCGCCGCTTCCATCAGCGTGGAAGCTGTCCGTCACAAGTGCGTAAGTTAAATAAGGCAGCGCTGCGCCCTGTGGCACTGTTGTCTCCTCATACGCTGGCAGAAAGCGCTCAAAAAACGCCTGTACTGCTGCCGCCTTGGTCTGCGCCATTTGCTTTGCCCTCCCTTTTGGACTTACTACAAAACTACAAAAACTACAATAAAACAAGGTTCTGTATTTAATATATTTCAATATATATACCCATCTTTATATTACTCTCTAAAACTTTGTAGTGTTTGTAGTGAGAGTATATAAAGTGCCTTGTTTTTGGCTTAACTGCGCCATTTTTGGCGTACTACAAAGTGCCACTACAACGCCGTCTACAAGTCTACATTCTCGCCCGCTGACGGCTTATTTTAACCGCCAATGCTGGGCGTGAACTCCTCCGCCGTGACCTGGAACACCTGGAAGCTGGCGGACTTCGGCGTCATCTTGTCGTCGCCGTCAGAAGTGACACGGAACACCTTACCGTCGGACAGCCGCTTGAATACATCGTAATATTCAATCCGCGTGCCAATCGGGACAGTGACAGTGTACAGACTTGTTACGCCTGCCTTTTCTGCCGTGCGGGCCTCCATTGAACTGTCAAAGGTGATTGCCGCCTTGAACGGTGCACCATCAACCCAACTGGTTGTATATCCGCCCTCTCCGTCCGGTGTATCAACTTTTCGCACAAAAACGCAATCTGTCATTGCCTGCGCCAAAAGACTCATTGTAGTTTCCTCCATTCGTTTAGGCGAGCACGAAAGACAGTAGGCCAGTCAAGCGCAGCACCGTTTGCGTCAGTCCCTCGGCTATAAGAATAGCCGCCAAAACTCTCACTCACAAACGCGCCGGGCTTGCCCGCCTCGCTTTCGCAAAACGCCTTTATTTCCCTTGATAGATCTACAAGCTTAGGAGGTATCGCAAGTGACCATATCGCCCCGCTAAAGGCCTCATCAGTCAAATCCAAGTCGGCCTCCGCATACCTATGAACGCCATCATTGAAGACGCTCCCCACGATGCGGAAGTATTGCCCTTCCTGCAAAAAGTCCAGCGGCGTGATTTTGCCGCCTTCAATTTTGTACTTCCCCTTGTGAATGCCGTTCGGCACTAAGAAGTAGTTGTGCAATTTCGCACAAATCTCTGTCAGCATAACCACGCCGCCTTCCTTGTCTTAGGTCTTAATTCGGTTTTGTTCCGCTTAGAATGTGCACTTCAAGCCAGCCAGACGCTTAGCGTCAACGACCTTTGCGCCATACACATGCAGACCCTTCACAGCGTCAGCGAAGCGCTTCTCGGGGCGATAAGCCTCGGTGCTCACGATCTGCTCGGCATATGTGCAAGCACCCTCGTCGCCAGCGGTGACGGTAAAGGTCGTGGTTCCGGTTGCGGTCTTGCTTGCGCAGTTGTTAGACATGTAAATGTCAAATCCAGCAGCACGAGCCACAACGCCGTTCTGCAGCACATCCTCTGCCATAGAACCGCCGGTCTTAACGAAGCGGTCATCCTGCAAGATGAGAGCGATCATCTCGGGCGGTGCAACCAGCCAACGGCCTACGGTCGGCACATTAGCCTTGTCAAGCAGCAGCTTCATTTTGACGACATTCTCATACACATTTGCGGCAGTCAGCGCCACAGCGTCGGTGGCAACAAGGTTGCCATTGGCAGCGGTGATAGAATCAGCCAGCTGCTTAGCCAGGTAAGCGTCAGCAGCGTCGTTCAAGCCATAAGCCGCACGCTGCATTGCCTTATCCATCACATCACCAGCAGCCTGGGCAGCGTCCACATCGTCGACCTGGAAGTTGAAATACTTTGCCTGGTCAATGGTAAGGCTCTGATCGGTAGTGGCCAGTGCTTCCGGGCCAGTGGTGAAGTCGGTATTCTTGGTGTAGTTGCCGATGGTCACAGCACCAATGGTGTTGATCTTTACGGTATCGCCCTGCTGCTTGATGTCACCCTCGTAGTCACGATTGACCACATTGGCGAACACATGCGCCTTGTCCAGCGCGTTCAGCAGCCGTGCGTCCCAGATTTGAGGGATAAAAGAAGAAATAGCCATCTTTTTTTGCTCCTTTTTTCAGTTTAGTTTGTCGATTTTAACGACTGTTTGATATTTTCCCAGTTGGCATTGATCTCTGCGGCGGACATTTTCTTCATATCATCAGCAGAAAAAACAGTCTTGTTCTGCGTGTTCCCGGGCGGCGTTGAAGTGTTGGCACCTCTCTGCCCCTCGGACACGATAAAGTCAGCCCATTCGGTCTTAACGGCCTCTGTCAGCTTGTCAGCGCCCTTGATTTCGCCTTTTGCGTCGAGTTCGACACTGTCAATGTCCGACACCTTCAAAACGCTGTCAATTCGTTTTTCGGAAACCCCTGCGGCCTGTAACATTTTACGGTAAGCCGTCGCCTTTGCCGTGTGTGCTTCCTTAACGCTTGCGGCTTGTTTGAAGTCGTCGAACTCTTGCTTGAGATCGTCGTACTGCTTTTTGTAGCCGTCGTTATCACCGGCTGCTTCAAGCTGTTTTTTTGTCTCGTCCAATTCCTTTTGGACGCCTGCCAATTCCTGTGCCTTGCCTTTCAAAGTGTCCCGCTCCTCTTTGAGAGCGTCCACCGTGTCAGCGTGCGCTTCGATGATTTGGTCGATCTGTTCCTCGCCAATGCCCATTGCCTTGAGCATTTTTCTTGTCAATGCCATAGAACCTGTCTCCTTTTCCTCGGCGGCTTTTCTTTGCCGTTAGATTTTGTTCTTGCTTTAATTATACAGCAAGCATATTTTTTTGTCAATGATTATACCAAAAGTTAATGATTAAGCGTTGCGCAAGCTGTCCTCAAGTAGCTGCTTGTAACGGTCTGCGTGTTCGGCAGCCGCCCGCTTCAAAACATGGTGAGCAACTCTATTTGTGCCACCAAGTTCGATAGACGGGAAATATTCGACATTTGAGCCGATAGCGACAAAAAGGTCTCCTTTTTTGCCGTCCATAGTGCCCTCATAACTACCGGTACGCAACTCTTTTTCATATTGTCCTTTTTTGTCGGCCTTGTACTCCTTTGTGTTCGGTTCT